GACGACAAATTTATGCTGCTGTGTTCTCATCTGTATCAGGAACATTTGCCGCTGACGAAGAAATCAATCAAGCATCTACTGGTGCTGTTGGTAAAGTAGTTGAATATGATGCAACAAACAAGTTACTATATTGGGTTCAGACACGATTCCCAGATGTCGGAACAGACACGAATGGTAACGCAACTGCATTTAGTGGTGCAAACGCAATCACAGGACAAACATCAAGTGCTGCAGCGACGCCTTTGACAAGTAGTTCAACTGATGTAAACGGTGTATCAATCACTTCTGGTTACTCAACACCAGAACTTGCTGCCGACTCAGGAGATATAATTTATGTTGAAGAAAGAAGTCCTATCACAAGGGCGTCTGACCAGACAGAAAATATTAAATTAATTATAGAATTTTAAATAAAGGAATACCATGCCATCTAAAACTGATTTTAATGTTAGTCCATATTTTGATGACTTTGCGGACAGTAAAAAGTTTCACAGAGTTATGTATCGACCAGCGTTTGCTGTTCAAGCAAGGGAACTAACAACACAACAATCCATCACACAAAACCAAATTGAAAAACTAGGTGACCATATGTTCAAACATGGTGCAATGGTTATTCCTGGTGAAATTTCTGTAGATTTTTCTTATCAATCGGTAAAACTAACATCTTTTACAGGAACATTAGATAATCTTCAATTTGCTACAGTAACAGGCGGAACATCTGGTGTTTCTGCACAAGTTGTTAATATTACCGCAACCGATGGTACTGACCCCGATACTTTATTTGTAAAATATAAAGACTCAGGAACAGATAACGCTAGTCATTATTTTGTTGATGGAGAAACTTTAACTAGTGATGCTGTTGGGAACGAAACAGCTGTTGTTTCATCACGAGCAAATGGTTCTGCTGCACATATTGGTGCAGGAACTTATTATATTAATGGATATTTTGTTAATGTAGATGCTCAAGTTTTATTATTAGAAAAATATAATAATCAACCAAGTTATCGTGTTGGTTTAAATGTTACAGAAACATTTGTTACTTCAACAGACGACACATCCCTATTAGACAACGCAACCGGCGCTTCAAACGCAAACGCTACTGGCGCTCATAGATTTAAAATTGATTTAACACTTGCAAAATTAGCACTAAACTCAACCAGTGATTCTAACTTTGTAGAATTGTTAAGAATTGATAATGGTCAAATTAACCATAAGGTCGAAAACACAACATATAACATACTAGATAAAACTCTTGCAAGAAGAACATTTGACGAAAGTGGTGATTATTCTGTTGAGTCTTTTGATATAGATGTCAGAGAATCTGTTAATAATGGAACTAATAACGGAGTATATGCGGCTGGCGCTATGACTAATGCAGGAAGAGCTGCTTTTGAAGATTTATTAGCTGTTGGAATGGGAGCTGGCGTAGCATATGTTAAAGGCTATGAAGTTAGAAAGTTAGGAACACATTTTGTTGATGTATTTAAGGCAAGAGATTTTCTAACAGATAGTGGAATTCCAACTAGATTCGCACAAATGCCATTTATTAATATTACAAATATGTTTGGTACACCAGATGTTGGATTTGTGTCTGATGAAACAGAAGTATATAAAAAAATTCGATTAGTTGATACTATACACACTACAAGAGGTACAGCATTAACAAATAATGATGGTAAAATTTTTGATATTGGTCGTGCAAAAACAAGAGGTATAGAATTTAACTCTGGAACTGCTGATGGTGTTTTTCAGTTTGCGGATGGTTTAACAACTAATACATACAAACACTATCTATTTGATACTGTTATGTTTGCTCATATTAATGTTAAGGGTGCTGCTTCAGCTGCATTAACAACAGGAGAAACATTAACTGGTGGAAGTTCAGGTGCAACAGGTATTGTTGAGAGTATCACATCTTTAGGCGAAGCAGCAATTACAGGTATAACAAATGCCGAACCGGCTGTTGTAACTTTTTCTGGTGGACACAACTTCACAGAAGGTCAAAAAATAAAAATTGAAAATGTTGGTGGTATGACAGAACTTAATTCCTTTACTGATAGTGGATTTTATACTGTTAAAAATCCAACTGCAACAACTTTAGAATTATTTGCAAGAAAAGGTTTAGTCAGATTGGGGCTTCCAGGTCAAGCAGTTGGTGAAGATGAGATAGATGCAGTAGATACAACAGGTAAATCAATCTTTTTCCCAGCTGGTGGTTTTGGTAATGGGGCGCAAGTATACACATCAGGAGGAACAGCTAAACACACAGTCGTTGTGTTGTCAGAAGTTAATGGATTATTTGTTGAAGGAGAAACTTGTACAGGTAGTTCGTCTGATAGTACTGTTGTTGTACAGAACGACAAATTCGGTTGTAGAGGATTTGAACAAAAAATCTTTGAACAAACTAAAGGCGTTTCAATGGTGGGTAGTCCATCATTTACAGCTGATGTTGATTTAACTAAAAATTTTGGAGATGTTAAAACGCTAACAGGAACAATTTCTACAGGCACCGCAGGTTCAGGCGGGTCATTAGGAACTCTAGTTATGAATGCTTCAAATGTTATCGGCAGCTCGGCAAGAAAATTCTTTGACGCTGGCGATGCCATAATCTTAGAAGATGCTACTGAAGCTACTTCATCAATAATTGCTATCGGATTAGAAGCTAGGGTGGAAGATGATGTAATATTCGGTTCTGGAACTAATTTTAATTCAGAATTAAGAATTGGCGACAAAATTTCATTTCAAGATGATTCTAATAATACAATTACAAGAGTAGTTGAAAGTATTATTTCTGATACAGAACTAGAAACAGTTGAAGGATTATCAAACTCAGATGCAACTAAAGCATCACTCAACAGACAAAGAACAAAAACACAATTTCCAGAAAATGATATTTCACTATTTAAACTACCATATGAGGTTGTTAAAACATTACTAACAGAAAGTAATGCTGGCATAAGTGATACAAATCTTTCTGTTCGTAGGCAATTCGTTGCAACTCTTTCAAATTCTGGTACTGCAACACTAACTGCTGGCACAAACGAATTATTTAGTGCTCATAGTGAGGATGATGTTACTGTTTCAATAATGGCAAAAGGTGGTAGTGCAACCGAAGGCGCTGTTGGCGATGTCATAACTCTAGCAGGTTCTGGTGACTTTGTTCGTGGCGGTTCCCCAACAGGAAAAACTTTATCGATTGATTTAGGTAGTACATTCAATGGAAGTAAGATTAAAATTCTTACAACTATTTCTACATCTGTTGCTGGTGCAAAAAGTAAAACCTTCACTATTGGCTCAACACTAACTGTTGATACTGCGGCACTCTCTGCGGCAACAATTAATCTTGCTAAGGCAGATGTTTTTGATATTACGAGTGTGCATATGTCTGCTGACTTTAATACAGTTGCAACAACGGCTGATACAAACATTACGGATAGATTTCGTTTAGATACTGGCATGAGAGATAACTTCTATGATATTGCTCGTGCTGTAAGAATACCAGGCGCGGCCGCTCCAACAGGACGACTACTTATTACATTTGATTTCTTTGCTCATGGCGCTGGAAACTTCTTTAGTGTTGACAGTTATTCTGGAATTGACTACGGAAATATACCAGGTTATGTATCTGACTCTACTGGAGAAAGATTTGAATTAAGAGATTGTTTAGATTTCAGACCAAGAGTAGATGATGTATCAACAATAAATTCTGGCGATGGCCAAGACAGACAGTATAGTGGCACAGGCGCTTCAACTATTGATTTTCCAAAATTTAATTCAGATGTTACTTCTGATGTAGAGTTTTATTTGGCTAGAAAAGCAAAAATGTTTATGATGTCCTCTGGAAAGTTTGAACTACTCGATGGAGAATCTGCAATTAATCCACAAGAACCTGATACATTAAAAGACGGCATGCACTTATATGACTTATTCTTACCTGCTTATACTTTTAGACCTGAAGATGTTGTAATTAAAAAAGTAGATAACAGACGATACACTATGAGAGATATTGGTCGTTTAGAACAAAGAATAGAAAGTGTTGAATACTACACCCAACTATCTTTATTAGAATCAGAAGCACAAAATATGCAAATACAAGATGCTGATGGTTTTGATAGATTTAAGAATGGTATTATTGTAGACAACTTTACAGGACATGGTATTGGTGATGTATCTGATGACGACTACTCTGTTTCTATGGATATGGCCCAAGGCGAATTGCGCCCTGCGTATCATATGGACAATTCAGCACTAAAAGAAGTAAGTTCAGATTTAACTACAGCTATTACCGATGATGCAAGAGCATCACAAGGATATCAAAAGACCGGTGACCTAATTACATTGCCTTATGTTAATGTTTCATATATTGACCAACCATATGCAAGTGGTACAATAAA